TTATTCTGGCGCCACTGGCCAATCAATCTCCGGTGCCGCGTCAATATCAACACGATTCAACAACACACGATATTTCTTCCATGATTGAAGCGCCGTAACTTCATCAGCGTTAGCCATATTCAGATCAACGGCATCTTGCAGTGGCGCTATTTCACTATTTGCTTGAGACATTAGTTCAGTCTTTTTATATTCAGCCTGCGCGATTAACTCAATTTCGGATGGCGGTTGGACGTCAACCCAGCACGGCATACCATCAGCGCCTGCTTTCCTTTCTTTGCCCGCTGGAGCCGTAATAAATTCTTGAAATAATTTATTGCTCACCTCTACAGCATCATCCGGCCAGTTTCCCGCCGTGACGTATTGCTCGCGCAACTCATCAGGATAAAAGCTGTTGTCAATTGCACTGTAAAATACTTTCATTTTATTCTCCCTTAGTTAGTAGCCAATAGCCCAGCAAGAGTTTGAAGCCGCACCCGGATAAGTACTTGACACTGTCGCACCGGTACGATTTGCCGCCGAAATCGGCCCAATATTTGAGTATTTACTGTCGCCTGAGGAGTTTTCAGTCATGGCAAAATATGAGAGCGCTGCGCTGGGGAATGGGATCGGGAAACTCCATTGCGCACCAATCAAGGCCGCAGTAGTTGTTACGCGGCCCCACTGAAGGATCAATCCACCCGGCAATTTTTGATAACCACTCGCCCCGAATGAGGCTCCAAAACTATTCATATCCGGTATCTGATTAGCACCAGTACCCACATCCCGCAACGAAGCCCCTTTTAAACCAAGGTTGGCAAGAGTGGCGGAAACGGCTTCCGGGCCAGCGGCGGCAATCTCAGCCAGGTTACTCGCTATTTTTAAGTATTTCGTGTTGGTTTCATTGCCAATTAATTTTTTTATCGCCGCAAGTACCTGGGCGCGATTAGATTTATCTAAAACAATATCGGCGGCTTCAATTACGCCAGCCAACTCCTCCTGCACAGCGTCAAAATAGTCATCATCTAATGCGGTGGCTGGTACACCGGTTTGTGGATTGCCACGGGTAAAACCGTTCTTGCCCACGCCAAATTTATCCGTCTGGGCAGTTGGGGTATCAATGCGATGCATAAAGGGTTACTCCGGATATAAGAAAGTTACATAGGTATGCGATGGGCAAAGCTTGTTGATGACACATTCTGCGGTGGTATCCCCCCATATTCTCAGGCTGTCGGTACACCGTGAAACACAGGTCATATCTGTTATCTGCGTGGCGGTCGGCATGTTGACTTGCCACCAAAAGCGCCAGTCTTCTGAGTAAATCGTATCAATACAGGTGGAAGTACAACGGAATACATCACTTTCAAACTGGGTGATAGTGGCATCTGGATAGCCCAGCGCTGCCAGTTGTGCCAAATAGAACGCCTTATTAATCCCACCGATAATATTGATTTTTGCATCAAGCCGTTGCTGTCGCTGGGCCAGCGTCTGCACACCTGCGGGCGCGCAGGTATCTGGCAAGCCAGTTAATTGCTCATAACGGTCGATCAGTTCAGTGGTGGTGCGTGGGTCAATCTCTACCATCAAACTATCCCCGCGCTGATGTGCGCGAGAATAAGAAGGCGCAAGCCCCTGCAGTAAAGGATCTTCTCTATCCCACGCTGGCCCGCGCGGGAGAAGGTGAGCAAGCAATTGGGCGTAACCGTCAGTTAGTTCCACGTCAGTTCCCCCACAACGGGCAGCTCGGTAGCCGCTAACGTGATATCTTCCGTTGGACTCACCAGCACGTGCTTGTATTCCCCGGTGGCAATACTGATGGCTTCGCTGATGCGGGAGTGATCCAACGTCCCACCCGGTGTGCCATCACGCATAAACATGGCGCGCAGCTCTGCTACTACCGCATAACGAACTTCGGGCGTGTCGGGTGTCAGGCGAATATGAAACGGCACTATCTTTGCCACTGGCGGGAAGGTGTAGAGGCTGCTACCCGCCACTGGTGCTAGCGGTAAAAGGTGATCACGTACCGCGGTAACCACCGTATTATCCGGTATCGGATTATCAAGATTGCTGTTGGCCACCATCACACCCACAGTACCCGTCCCCATCCAATGGCGATAAGTCCAGGCGCGAGTCACCCCTGGCACCTCTTTCGCCCAGATAATGTAATCACCATCCGCACCCCCTAGCGGGGTGTAGTACCAGCGCTCAATTATTCTGGCCCGCCACTCTTCAATCGGTTCAATGTCGGTACCCCCTTCAATGCCGTCAGCTGCCGCTGACGATGGCAAGCCATTAATGGGTTGAGTCAGTACCATGCCGATCCCGTCATCAGCATTCCCCAGCGTACCCGCAATGGAACAAATAACCGGTACTCGCAAAACACCGGCTGCAGACGTTACCGCAGCCGTGGTGGTGTATTCCTGTAAATCATCACGCTGAATAATCCTGCCGGCAGGTACTTCAATGTTGTTGGTGACCCCTTCCCAACGCACGAAACCCGTAGCTGTTGAAGGCGCTTTGCGCGGGCAGCGCTTCATATTCCCATGCCTGGCTAACCAATCCTCATCACACTGATCCGGCAGTAGATTGCGGGCCAGATAATCGATATAGCCGTAAAGCGTATGCACCGCTGCCGCCTGCACCCGACTGTAAACCTCCGAGTCAGTACGGCGCAGAATGGCATCATTTTGGAAGCGGGAATTAAGGTCACTGCGGATTTGGGTAATAAGCTGGGGAAGTGTTGGGCGGTTAAATCCGCTGTCAGCCATTGAGCGCACTCCATAAGTCATCAAAGGTTATTAGCTGAGAATGTCCATCGTTACGGTACAGCGTTATTTCAGCGGTCAGTATCTCGGTACCGCGCCGCATGACATTGATGGTTATTCGCGAAACAACGCCGTCGTCTTTTAGCCAGGCTAGCGACTGCTCTAAATAGCCTCTGGCCAGCTCGACCGTTTTATTTGTCAGCGTGGTGCGCTGCAACAGATACAGGCGGGAGCCGATACGGTCATTTTGTATGGTGGGATAGCTGTCACCCCACCACCCCATTGGATGTTCTGCCCCATCATCCGGATCAGCCCGTCGCCAGGTGAACAGAGAAATAATCACTGCGCGAGTCAGAAAGTCGGTAGGCGTGGAAACAGATTGTTGTTGACCGTTCACTATCAGGATCATGGGTTACTCCATCTTCTGGTTAGGAACGTCGGTATTAGGTTCGCCGTGTGGGTGATTGTGTTTGTTGTAGAGCGAACGGATCACCGCCATAGAGCTGGTTTTGTCTTTAATATCAGCCTCTGACTCAATATTACCCACCGCTTTAATCTCGCCAGCCGTTTCAATCAGTGGCGTGTTAAACACCACTTTTTCCTCGGCGTTAACAATGTACTGCTTGGTGTTTACCTCTATGGTGTTACCGCGCTTGAGAATAATGCTGTCTCCTTCGTCGCTGTAAATCGCCACCTCGCCAGACTTCAGCCCTTTAATTCGGTATCGACGGTCAGCAACCACCAACACCACACCATGAGAACGGTCACCATCAGGGAACGCGGCGAAAGCCTCCGCTCCTATGTGGGCAGCACTGGTAAACCCATAGGGTTCCAGATGCTCGATATTGTCTTTCAGCTCATCAGATATCATCTGGATTTGTAGCATCTGATTTTTACTGCTGCTATTTAGATGGCGCACCACCGCGCGCACCACCATATTGGACAGGCCGCGCTGTAAACCAGTGAACATGCGATTCATTAGAAATCGTCCTCTTCGGCTTTTTTGCGGGGTTGTTTTTTCGGGTTTGGCGGTTTAGGCAGGTAAGCATCAGGCGGGCCAACCCGTAACTGCGTGATTGTCCCTTGTTCGTTTTTACTGTAGGTCACTTCCGCTATCAGCATGTCGCGGTTGTTAAAACCAAGAACCGGATCAAATACCGTAACCAGTGTGTTGGGTGACCATAAATCGCCGTTGCCCTGCCGCCAGCCCTGCACTGTATAGGTCACTTCATCGGTGCGCGCTGCCCGGCGTAGCATCTCAAACTGGCTGCGTTCAATAACCGAACTGCCAGTGGCATTCCCGCTTTGTTTGATCACCATTGGCCGATAGCGGCTGACACCACCATCAAGGGTTTTAGCCCGGATAGCATTGGTGGTTACTTCACCAAAATCATCATCATTCCCAGCCCGCTGGCCCGCCACCACATATTCAGAAAAGCGGTCTTTGATACTCTGTTCGGTATCGCAAGAAATGATATTTTCACCCAACACTAACGCCGTCACCGTATGTGATGCCCCTACTGGGCCTAACACCAATGCACCGGCGGGATTATCGTAGGCCAGCACCTGCTGGATGCCCATCATCTTATCCAGCACATCCACCACAGTTTCGCCGTAATCCACCTGCAATCCCTGCATGGGGGTATTTTCTACCCCAGCATTGACCACGGAGACACCGAAAGGGGCGGCTAACTGAGTGGCTATCTGGACAAAAGAGCGCCCGGTAAACTGGGTTATCAACGCGGCACAATCAATCAGGTCTTCTGTCTTGCTGCGCCCAACAATGCCCACGGACACTGATCGCGCGTCATAGCGCACCGGCGTGGCATCGATATAACCGGTCATCACCAGATCAGTACCAATCAATACCGTGACCAAATCGCCCTTTTTCACTCGCGGTTGAAGATGGCCCGCCTCTTCGCTACCGGGCCATTGCCGGGTGATCTCTACATTGAAATCGCGCGCCAACCGCTCAATGCCGGCCGAGATAGAAACAGACGTCCAGCCAGCCCACTCACGGCCATTGACCCGTAATGTGACATCATTATTCATCGTATTGGTACCTGTAGCGTTTTCACCGGCACAAAGCCAGGATGAGTTATCTGGTTACGGCCAATAATGTCGGTTTCACGTGCGGCAGAGTCATACCAGTCTGCCGCCAACACTAATGCGGGCAGCACTTCATCCGGGGTGCGGAAGGTGGTTTTTTCTATCTGCTCGAGCCGCATGCTGATATCCCGATTCACATCAGCCCGCACAGTATTGATTGCCAGGAACAAAGCATCATCCGTCACCCGCAGCAATTCCTGATCAATGGCGGTATTCAGCGTATCTCTGACCTCGGTCAGTGATTCATAAGTTACCGGCAGGGTAACGGTCGCATTGTCATCCAGTGAGGTCACTGCCGGATGCGTGACCAGCGGCAACTGCGCTTGAGGCGTTACGGTGGCAGTTAGCGGCGGGCGGGCCTGTGGTAAGTCAGACACGCTTTGCGCGGCTTCCGTCAGCGCTGTGGTGCGGATAGCTTGAGCTACAACATTACTCTGGGTAGTTTGGGTCTGAATGGTCTTGCTGTCGGTTTTCCATACCCCTTTCGGAGCCAGATCACGGCCCACAGTAAAACCACTTAGCCCCTTAATTTTGTTAATGATGTCATCGCTGTTGCCTAGCAGACTATTACCCGAACGCCACATGCGTTGCAGTTGGTTTACAAAGTTCATGCCAGAGCTAGGTGGCATCAGCAGCACTGACAAGTCACCATCGAGCAAGCGGCCGGCATCAGCAATGGCAGAATTCACACCGTCAAAGGTTTTGATAGCGGTGTTCATCATGTCGCTAGCATCACTGATAACCCCGTTCTGGATAAAATCAGCCATACCCTCCAGCCCGAAATCCTTACCAAAGGCATCCGTGACGCAATCGGTCATGGCATCACAGGAAGAAATCAGCTTCTGGCCCGTGGCGACACCGGAAGTAGGAAAAGAGAGTTCGCCCGCTTCGACAAAGGCAAAGCTGATGGTACACATGCGACCATCAGCCGCGTTGTGGCCAAACCTGATCTCACCATCAATACAGACATTTAACTCACCATATTGCGGATGAATCAGTTTCCCTGGCCCCGCCTGATTAATGGCGGTAATCAACTGGTCACGTTGTGCCTGGTAATCATCGCCAATCAGATAGGCTGAAATGGTATCGCGTCGCGCCACCCGCCCCATATCTTCGGAATAAGGTTTATCGCGGTTGGGGTATTCGTGAGTCTGTGTCCGGCGCCCGAAAGTGGCCTCATCTTCCTGCGTTTTAAATGGCACACCACGAAACGAGGCCGGTAATAGCTTATCTTTCCAGCTCATACATTCTCCGGGCGAAAAAAAACCCACCGAAGTGGGTTGTGTTCTGATTAATTAAATTAAAACTTCATGTTCTTTGCTTGTAATTGTTCAAACTCTTTAGATTTAGTGGTAGCCATAAATTTTCGCCCATCCACAAGTTCCACTATGAATGTAACGTCTTTGCCATTTCCACCAATAATAGCGCCCGCGATGAGACCTGCTGGGCCTAATAATGCGCCACCAACAACGCCCCATCCAATAGAGCCACCTATTTTTTTAACGCTATCTTCTGATGCCACTTCTATTTTTAAGATATCAATCGCTTTAACTCTATTACCAATAGGTTGATACCATTTATCTCTAATAAATAAATGCCCCAATATGAGGTTGATACCACCATGTTTAAAACTTGCAGCGTGCATTCTTAGTTCTGGCATTATTCACTAAACCTCGCATAATTTTAAATTATCAATAAACTATTTTCTTTTAAAGAATTTAATTACAAATGAAATAATGTCAGAAAACAAAGGCGTATCTAATGTTTCTTTTTCAATAACTTTCTTATTATTCCTGTTTATTCTATCTTGCTTCCGCTGCTCAGCGATGGTCTTTAATGTTCGATTAACATCACTTTTAGTCCAATCTGTTTGAATGCGAATATTTACACATGGCCTAGCTACTGAGGAATACCCTGGGAACCAAACCCGAGTTATTTTTTGCTGAAGAATATTTCCACCATTCTTTAACATTGGAGAAATCTCTTTAGCCAAATCTCTATCAACAAAACCTATCATTTCATCATCAAAACCAGAGCGACCAGACTTTGATATGTAAACACCAACTGCATTTCTATCGTGCTTGTTACCTCCATGTCGCCTAAGCGATACTTCGATACCGGATAAATCGTCAGATAACCGATCAGCAACGATTTCAGATCTGGGTGTGCCATCTTGGTTTTTATGCGCTATACCCGCCACATCAATAAAATATTCCATAATAAAAACTCGGGATATCAATTTCTAGATGAAAATCGATTGTAGCCCACATCATACCCGATACCAAACCCAGGCTGATTACTTTGGGTGTTGGCAATATTCATGCCCGGCGGGGCGTTTTCAAACTTAACCGTCATTTCGCCGTTAACTTTCTGCTGGCTTTGGCTGGATAGTAGGTAATTATTGGACTGCGGTGATAATCCCTGTGAAGCTGATTGCCCGCTATTATCATCGCCAAAAACATAATCCCAGCCATCACTAGCCCAACCTTTAACCTTATTCATCGCATTAAGGATTGGCTCTATATAAACGCTGACGCGCTCCCACATATCTTTAAACCAGCCAACTATCGGCTCCCAATTTTCTATAATAATTCCTAGCGGGTGGTAGTTGAAAAATAGATCTTTGACAAATTGCCAGCCCGTTGCGCTGCACTCTTTGATAAACTCCCACGCAGTGGCGAACCAGCCGGTAATTGAGTCCCACATATCTTTAAACCATGGGCCAAGAGTTCCCCAGTTAGCTAGTATTAACCCAGCCCCCATTGCAACAACACGAATAATCATACCAATGGGACTCATGCCGATAGTTTTACTTATCAACCCGAGAGCAATATTCACACCCAGCATGCTCAACTTCAGGACGACAAACCCAGCAGCAAGGCCAATGGCTCCACGAATAACCTCAGGGTTAGTCGCTGCAAAGTCACTGAACCGCTCGGCTAAATCCCCCAGCCAGGTCACAACATGTTTAGCATCACCCGCAAATGCCCCGCCAATTGCGGCCAGCCCATTTACTGCGGTACCTGTCATGGCCTCCCATAAGTTTGTGAGCGTACCAAGTTGAGCATCAACACGCTGCTGCAAAGTCGCCTGCTTATTCATCCGTTGCAATACTTCGTCGTAGCCAGTTTTACCTTTAGTAATAAGGGCATCTACCACTTGCAATGTTTCTGCATCATCACCAAATATCTGTTTGATAATGGTGGTTTTTTGCTTTGTAGTCAGTGATTGTAATTTCTGGAGTTGATTAAACATATTATCCAGACCACCAAACTCTCCCTTACCGTCAGTAAAATCGAGCTTAATACCTTTTTTACCCAATAATTTATTGGCGGCATTCATTTTCTTGCCATCAAAGCCTGCCTGAAATACTTTACGCAAGGCGTTACCAGAAGCCTCACCTTTCATTCCCATCTGATCCATCATGACCGAGATCGGGGCTAGTGCTCTCGCGGCGGTGAGTCCATCTTTATTTACCATCTTCAATACAGAGCTGGTCTTACCGAAGAAAGCCAACATGTTGGTGTCATCCACCCCCATATAAAACGCTTTTTGGATAGTATCAAACAGCCCCATCATGTCATTCGACGCAGTTCCTGTAGCATCCTGCATTTTTGCTGCAAACTCTGCGGCGGCTTCAGGGGTTTTCTTTAACTGTACAGCCAGATAAGCGGAGGCTTCGCCAACACCACTTAAAATATTGGTGGCGGGGATGCCTTGCCTAACCAACATCTGCATCATGTTTTGGAAATCAGCGGTAGTACCAGGCAATTTATTACCTAATCCGACAGCCAGTTTATTGATCTTTTCGAATTCGATACCGACAGATCCACCAGCATCCATCATGGCAACTTTTAAGCCCGTTGCTGCATCCTCCTGTTTTGCATAAGCAATACCGGCACCCGCTAATCCTGCAACCAAGCCAGCAGCTAATGGCATTGCACCTGCTGAGCTTTTATCAATATTCCGGCGGAATGAACGCATGTTTTTCTGAATCCGGCCCAAAGCCGGAGACAATTTATCAACACCTGTAATGAGTGCTTTTAGCTGGAAGCTATCCGCCATTATTTTTTATCTCCTGCTCTATGCGGATAGCCTGCTTCTCCAGTAAATCGAGTGAAGAAAATGACTGATCAAGCATTTCTATTGGATTAATGCCCCAGTATTTGGCGCAATTAAAATAGCGGGCAACAAGATCATCAGGCGTTAACTGCCGAGGAAAAAACGCGCCACCAACCAGCCCGCTGTATTTAAATCTGCAGGATGAATAGTATCCACAGCGTTTGGTGGAACATTCCCTAATCGAGTGATGTACTTACATACCACCGCAGATAATAACTTCACAGACTCATCTGGATTTAGTTGGTAGGGATACCCAATTTCACGGACATCTTTACCTGTGGGATCCCTCATTTCAATCTCTGTGATTTCTTCACCATGCGCGGAGATAGGTGCTGTTAGAACTAATTTCATTGGTAAAAGCCCTCTTGCCCGTGGAATTCCATATCTACCGTACCTTCCTCGGCGTTATGGTTCGCTTCGCCATGCAACCAGGCGCTGGAAAGTACATACACCTGACCGTTTGCTAATTCACTGGTAATGGTCATGGTGTCTGCGGAAATGATCTTACTGATGGGGTAGTCTTTCGGTACTTTGAAAGTCCCTTTGGTATAGGGTGCGCGGTGAGTTTCTTTGTAATCCACTGAGCCATCCAGCCCGATCACATCATCTTTCACCGCCGTGTTCATTGGCACCTCAATGCCACCGGTCAGAGATAATTGCTGACCATCAATTTTAAAAAAGCAGGTGCCGCCAATTCGAGCCATTTAAACCACCTCTTCGCTATATTGCAGACGGAACTGATTAAGCAGCGCAAATACTCGCAGTTGGTTGACATAATCAGGCGGGAATAGCACATCAAGCCGGTTAGGGTTATCCGCATTGCGCTCGACGATCAGGTGTTGTTTGAACAGTTCAAAGTTCTCAACAATGCCCGCACGTTCCAGTTGGCGATAAATGGAGAGCATCTCCCCCTTAATTACATTCGGCGTGACAATCGCCTGACCAGCACCGAAGCGAGTGCCATCGTTCGCTAGCTTATGGCGCGGATACTTACTGGTGATAACTGACTTCAATCGGCGTAACACAAAGGCGCTGGTATGCAAGGTTTCACTGTCTAGAAAACTGTTATCGGCATTACCGTAAACGTTTTTCTGATACGTGGTGATATCACGCTGAATGCGCAACACCCCGCCTTCGCTGTAAGCCGTGGCGATGCCGTGGGTTAACAGTGATTGCTGCTCTGTCAGAATGAAGCGCTGTCCGGCAAGTGCGGGAAGAGCATCATTTAACAAGCCAGTTTGCGTGGGGCGAGCCGGATCATTACGGATAAACACCGCATTACGTGCTGTTCGTGCCGCAACCAACTCATCGGGCGCCATCTGCACACCGCTTTCATACCCGGCAATAGTCAGATGGGGGTCATTGAATGTGGTACCAAAAGCCACCAGATCCGACAAATCACCCACTTTCGCGGTGTACACATGGCCGTATAACTGCCGTGACCAACTCCAGCGCCCGGTATCGTCGTTCATCTCTTTACCGATGGTGGACAGTGATGCTGAGTCATTGAATGGAAAAGCAATAAAATCAAACAATTCATCGCCTAAGGTGGCAATGGTTGCAGACAGTGCCGGAGCACCGGCACCGCCAGCCATCGGAACAATGGCCACATTCACGCCAGCTGGGTTTTGTTCTCCACCGACAGTAGCGCGATAGTTCAGGCTGATAGGCAAACCGTTACCAGTAAGCCCGCTGTTTTTGGCTGTAAGAGTAACGACGCCCGCCACCGCACTTGCGGTAATCGGCAAATCAAGCAGAGCATTGACCGCAGCAGCGATGCTGGTACCGATAATCGTCGTAGTATCCAACGCAGTAACCACGACTTGCACACGTGTAGAGCCGATATAAATCGACAAGGTGCCAGAGGCTTGTGCAGTACCGGTCACCGTTAACGTACCTGTTGCAGGAGTGCTGGCAACTTCAGGGACGGCAACCACCCACAACTCACCAAAGGGATCGACGGCACGGTATGCCGCGACCATGCGGGCTAACTGGCTACCCCGTCCGGCCACCTGCCCAGCCCTGTCTGCTGACGGCATAATGACGAGCGTATTTTTCTCAATCGAACTGGTTGCCAGTGCGTGGGCAATAATGAGCGAAGGCCCACTGTCTTGTGCCGTATTTGCCGCGCTATTGTCCATTTCGGCAAAGAACAACGGCACCCGTAAATCATTAGTGATGTTGTTAAAATTCATTGTTTTTTGGCCTTCTGCTCAGGTTGAACGATGGGTGCCAGTAGTGCGGTTTCTTCGGGTTCTGCGGCCTTAATGGTCACTTCTCCTGACGCTATCCGGCGGTGCCAGTAAATATTCTCATCGACGTTTCGGCCCTCTGCGGGCAAAAAGTCACCTCTGACCGGGTCAGGAACTGACCGGCCATCTTTAGGGATCACATGCATAAGGGGTTACTCGTCGTTTAGGGGGATGTTTAACTTGTGTTCAATGGTGCCGTCAGGGGTCATAAAATCGACATCCACCATGATTCTCTCCAGTTCTTCAAGTTGCTGAAGGTCGTCCCACTGATGGGTATCTTCGACTCTGATATCCCGTGTGGCTGAAAAATCATACTGGTAATAAAGATGAGCGCGGTTCATATCCAGCAGGTTGCCACCGTCATACTGAATCGGGTCATAGCAAGATTCAGGTTCCCAGCCCAACAGCGCTTTAAACAACTCAGCACGGATGCTATCGACGGCATCAAACGCTGCCTTTTGCCCACGCTGATCAGGTGTGTTATCCAGCACCACAATCACAGCAAAACCATCAGTAAGATCCTGCCAGTAGTCAGTTTTTGACTTTTGTTCACCGACATTATCATCCAGCGGAATTACCCAGGCTGATGGCAGCTTCATTTTTGATGTATCGGGGATAGGCTTGTATTCAGCCGCCCCAGACACCCGCTCTTCGAATGACGGACAGCGCAATCGAAGTGCGGCAATAACTAATGAAAGTTTCATTTTTTAACGGGCCTCAATGAACTCTGCAAAGCTTCGAACAGTACGCGCTCAATCCACGTTCGACGGTTTAACAATGCCTGTTCCATAAAGTTTTTACGGGGTTTGATTTTCCAACCATCACCGCCAGAGCCACCACGCCGATGGTTTTTATTGCGCTTTGCTTTGCGGCGAACACCGTAATAAAGAAATGCAGGGTAGAAATCACCTTCGAGTGGCCGCGATCCTTTGCCGCCCTTCTGGTTAGGGGCTATTCGGACGAGAAAGCCGGGGCGGTTGGCGGTCGCCGTAGGCACACGAAAGCCAATGGATTTAGCCAGCGCACCAGTACGATAACCCGGAGTTTCACCAGCTTTGGATATCGCCCGTCGTGCCACTAACCTGCGAGATTCACGTAGAACACTTTGCCCTACAGTGACAAATGCCCGTCGTACTCTCGCCTTGTTAAAAGTTAATTCTGGCTCTTTATCAAAATCCACATGCAGATACAGGCCACTGGTTGAATTTTCAATCGCCATTAACACCCTCCCCGATAACGTCCACAGCTCCCAACTCTTCAGCAGTGATAACCAAAAAGCGGCTGGCTTCATTCAGGTTCGTGGTTCCCTTAACCCGGTAAACCATCTTATTAATCACCACTTCATCATCGGTAGTGACGCCCGTTCGATAGCGGATAACAATGCGATGAGTAATGGCAGCATCAATCTGTACTGAACCAATACGGACAGAATCACCAATGGCAGACAGCTTTGCCCAGGTATCGAAGGTATTGTGATAGACGGTATCAACACCCATATGGTCGCTGCCGGGAACATCTTCACGGGTGCGGAACTGGGCGCGCTTATTGAGTTCACCGGGAGCCGGTGGCCGATAGGTGGCGTTGATTTCAGTAAAGCGGCGCTGAGTCATAATGGAATAAACCTGTATGGGCCAACGAGGAAATAAAAACTCATCGGCACTTCAGACTGCTCATAGTCGCTGACAGATGAACGGTTTTCATACCAGTGGCTAACAAGATGCAGTATGGCCAGCTTGATATCATCTTCAAAAGCCAATCCATCCGGATCAGTTTCTGGGATTGCATCCGGCGCATATAACTTTCGGTTGGTATAGCTGGTTACCCGTTTCTCTGCTGCGCTACCCAACATTTTCAACAGTTCATCTTCATGGTCGAAATCAACATCAAGGCGACACTGAGCCTTAATCTCTAGCAGAGTTAACAGCATGAAAACCTCCATGCCCGCAACCCGACCCCAGATTGCGGGCATAAAAAAACCGCAAAAGCGGCATGTTTTAAATCCGAGTAATATTAGCCGCCCGCAGCAGGTTTCCCCACCAGCGCCTTAATTGCTGCTGCATCTTCCAGCACGCAATCAAAACGATGGAATGCGAGGAATGCCGTCTGATCATATTCTGCAAAACGCTCAACCAGGCGCTTCAGTGTCATGTAAGTCACGCGACGCAAAATAAAACGGTCAAAGTCACCGCAGAACATAAATTTCTTCCCGGCTGCAATATTGTCAATCGCCGGGTCAATGACATACGGAACCTGTAAAACAGTGGCTGGCGCGCCGTTAATGATTTCAGGTAACCACAGCGGTCGGCCTTGCCCATCTTCCATTTCAGTGAGGATTTTCAAGGTTGAATCATTGAATGCCCAACGGAATTTCGGGCCATTCCGATACGCAGAATCAATAGAGTGCTTGAGAGCATTCATCTCTTTCCAAGTAAAGGTAGTGGCCGAAGCTGCGTTGGTTATACCCGTGACTGAGGCTGCTAAACCTTTGGGTTCTTGAGGGCTTCCAGTGCCCGTACCTTGAACCAAATAATGAGCCTCACCTCGTCCAATTCGTTGAGCAATTCGACCAGCAAGATATGCTTCAATGTCCACACCACTGTCCTGAAGCAATTCATTGGAAACCCGGATGATTTTAGAGCTGAGTTTTTTAGCGCCCAAAATAGCGGTGCCGAACTCAACATCCCCTTCAGAAGCGGCGGCATTTTCTGCTAACAGTTCCCCCTTCTCAGTCGTTCCATCGGATGTAGACCAGGTAATATCCTGCCCAGTGGAGGTGTTTAAGATCTGCGCAACACTGGCAATACCGCCATACGCTTTCATTGCATCCACAATTTTATTCAACATCTGCGTTGGGACGGTGTAACCCCCTTGAGAATCTGGAGTCGTACCCTGTGCCCGCAACTCTTTTAATGCAGTGCGCTCTTCAGATGTCAGCTCGCTAAAGCCGCTGCGTAAGAAGCGATCAAATGAGGCTGAACGAAATGCTTGTGCTTGCCCTTCCGGTGAATTAGTTGTCTGACGATGCTCTGGCTCTTGAGTTTCAACAAACTTCTGGTCTTGGCTACGTAACTCTTCTTCACGCGAGATCTGATCATCCAGCGCCTGAAGCTCGGTTTTTGCCTTGTTCCAGTTGGTTCGTTGTTCATCAGTCCAGGCGTTATCACCGATACTGTCATGCAAAGCGCGCATATCTGTTGAGATGGTATTACGCTTTTGCTTAATGTCTTGCAATTTCATAGGCATACATTTATTTCCTTAGGCGTTAATCAAAGTCAGCAGGCGCTCACGCGCCATTTTTTGGTTAATGGCTTGTTGTAGCGCGCCGCTATCTCGCGCTTCCTGCCAGGCTTGCATAGATCGGACACCTGAATCAGCATCCTGATAAGCTGCATAAGTGACGGGACTCACGTCATACAGCCGAGAAAATTTAGAAATCTCCCGAATAACAATCCCTTCTTCATCCTCGTACCAGCTCTCACCATCGCGGGCAACTGAGAAAGCAAATGAAGATTGGGTGATATCGCCACGCAACATTGGCGCGATAACCAGATCACGAATGGTTTGTGTGTCAGGGGCCACAATGTTGTATTGCAGACCGCGTTCATCGACCGATAAAGTGAGCGTGTTTGCGCTACTGCGGCCGAGAATGAAGTTAGGGTCATGGTTAAATAGCCCGCGAACGTCATTACCCAGCACATCATCAAATGCGCCTGGTTTAATGATTTCACGAAACCCCCACAGCGGTTCTGATCGGGTATTGAACACTGAGCCATAGCCAATAATGCGGGTTGGCTCATTCTCTCGCTGCTCTGCCCGTACCTCCCCGCTATAACAGCGTTTTTCTGTCTCACTCATTGCTCGATCCTTTATCGTTGGGGTCGATATCAGTATTTGAAGTGGTTAATTTGGCCGCATTTACGCTAACCAGCATTTCATCAAGACCGTCTACCGGATTCATATCTTCAAAGGCGCGGGCCTCATTGCGCGACATCCAGCCATCAGTAATAGCGAAGTGGTAAAAATTGGCGCGTTCCTGTGGGGTGCCACGCAGCAGACCGGCCAGATTAAAGCGGACGTAGTAACCCGCCGCCCGCTCTGCTCGAGTAAATAGCCGGCGGTTTAATTCCTGCTCCCAGTTAACAATCCATGGCATGACCGTGTGACGCACAAACTGAATAGACTGCTGGGTAATGTTGGAGAAAGTGGCCTTTTCCAAGTCGTTAATCATGTGGGCCGGTATATTGAAAATCCCCGCTATCTGGGAGCGGTTCAGCTTGAGCATGTCAATGATCTGGGCATCCACCGGCGAAACCGTCAGCGCCCTATAATCCAGCTCCGCTGGCAGTAACATAGTTTTGTTCTCTTCATTCCGAAGAGCGGCAGAGGCTTTCCGCCACATGTCTTTTAATCTTTCCCAGGAGTCTTTATTTAAATCCCCCTTAACTGACACAATCCCAGCCGGGCGAGCGTTACCGTTGAAAAAGTTGCTGGTATATTTCTGGCCACTCATGCCCATACCGATAGTCTCAGCATGTTGCAGGATAGGACTTAGCCCCATTTTCTGATTATTGCCCAGCGCACGAATGTGGATCATGTCGTCAGGGCTGACAGCAAAGGTGCCTTGTTCGTTATAAACGCCGTAGGTGTAACGACCGCCAGTATTTAGCAGGGTGGTTTCCCACGGCATACAGGCTTCAAGGCTAACTATCTCGCCGCGCCGTGAGCGAATAACCTTGGTGTAACCATTCCCCCAACCAAGAACATGCCGCTCCTTTAATTCCCGCCATTTGTAACTGGTTTGCCAGACGTTAGGCTCATCATGTACAAGGTAAAAAACGGGGTGATCTCGCGCCACTTCAACCGTGTTGCCGGTTTTACGCATCACATGCAGCGGCATCTGGGCCAGCGTGGAGGACAGCACATAAATACAGGCATAAACCGCCCCCAGTTTCATGGCTGTTTCCGGGCTAACAAAGACATCAGATTTAAAGAAACCGGCCTCCTCTGCTGATTCACCCGTTAAAGGCGTCGCTGGATTTTCCAACGGGTTACTTCGGAATAAGGCGTCAAGTAGCACGGTATTTCCTCCTTGCGGCAAACAGCGCAAATATCAACATTCCACCACCCGCGCACTGTAATGCCGTCGCAGTGCCAAATTGCAGATAAAGCCCCGCCATGAGTAAACCGAAACCGGCTACCCCGATAATATCGATAATCAGTGATTTCATAAGATAAGCAGTTCTTCGTCTGGATCGAGGTTGGAAAGGAAATCACCTGGCTTATTCAGCATTGCCCTGCCAACTGCCATGATTAGCGCAACAGCACCGTCTATTTTGTTCTCGGATGCCTCTTTTATCGGCCTGACCACATCGTCATTGCCCGGCAGATACTTGCCCACTACGTTGCTGATACACCATGTCATGATGGGGTTACCGTCATGGTGAAAGCGCCCAGACTCAACAGCGGCCTCCAACTCTTTCATGGCGTCACTCATATTGGTGTAGTTTTGAACGATGGTGATCGGGCTTAATGCCTCCTCCGCCAGATGGTGAGAAAGGTTGGTTGCGCCATGTGGGTCAATGGGCGATTCCTCAACCGGATTTAGGCGGTTTACCTCTTTGGCAGCTTCTAGAATTTCCCGATAGTCTATTTCAGCACCGGGAGTCGCCACTAAATGCCCCGTAATTACCCACTTCTGGAATCGTTCAGCCGTCCGGCGATCCTCTATATCAGCACTGAATACCGTGTCATACGGCACCCAGAACTTAGGTGCGATACAGTAATAATGCTGTTTTCCGTCAATAGTCCGGGTAAACAGGCGCGGCATGGAGTTCATATCCAGTTTGCGAGCCAAGTCAAAAGAGAGATAACAAGATTGACCTTCAAACTGTTCCAGTGTCAGGGTGTTATCTTCACAGGCCCGCCAACTCACCATATTGAAGAATGCGGATCGCGCAGATACCCATATATTCAAATGTTTAGTTTTAAAGATGTTGGCTTGACGGGCATTATTCATCGCCCTTTGTTGCTGGCTCAGTAAAAAATCGCTGTAAACAGACACCCCCATATTGGGGTTAGCTTTCTTCAATGATGCTGGCAATGTCCAGTCATCACCCTCATCAACGGTATAAATAATCCCGAACAGCTCATCGTTGGGGACGGTACCGTTAAGCATTTCAATAACTTCTCTGCGCTTGTCGTAGCACGGCCCTTCAATATTGTAGCCCGCCGTGGTAATGGCCCACATGATGGGCTGTCTGCGTGACCCCATCCCCGTTAACATGGTGGTGTAGAGTGAATCTGTTTCGTGTTCGTGATACTCGTCCACAATGGCACAACTGGGTGATGAACCGTCACCGGGGTTACCGATAACCGGCTCAAACCGCGCACCATCTTCTGGCCGGTTCATGTTGGAGGCATTGACCTCAATGCCAAAGGCTTCACAGAGCAGCGGTGTACGCTTGCACATCAAGCGCGCAGGCCGGAATACTTCCCACGCTTGCTTCTCGGTTGTGGCACCGGAGTAAACCTCCGCGCCGAACTCGTCATCACATGAAAAGCAAAATAGCGCCACCCCAGCGGAAATAGCTGACTTGCCATTTTTGCGGGGGATCTCGGTGTAGACCTCGCGGAATCGGCGCAATTTACTGCCTTTATGCAGCCAGCCGAACGCACAGCAGACGATAAAAAGCTGCCACGGTTCTAAGGTGATGGGCATTCGCTTAAAAGCCCACTCCCCCTTGGTATGTGGAAGTAGTTGAATAAACTTTGCGGCTTTTTCAGCACGGTCTTTATCGAATCTATATTTAAATTTACGATTTTTTTCTGCTGCCAGATCATCAATGTGACGCTGACAGGCATCAATCACAAAACGGCAAGCAACGATCCGCCCCTGCACCACATGACGTGCGTACTGATTCGCCGCATTAACATTCGGATAGGCTTTTCTAGTCATAGGTTTGTGAACGGATTCTTTGAGGTTTTCTTGCCTGCGCCAACTAAACGGGCGCGACTGCTGGGATCTAAGCCCAACATGCCGCCGAAAGAAGCCAACTGTTTCATGGCTTCATTCAATGCCGTTAGAGCAGGGTTTTTTACTGGCCCACCGGTTGCACCAACCATCACCACGCCATGTTTGGCCACATGCGCTTGTGACTTGCGGGCCGTGGAGTAGGCCACACAGAACATTTCAAGGTTATGTAGGTCAGTGGCACAAAGTACTTGCTGAGCACAAAGCTCTTTTGCTGCCATGATCCACATCGTAGAAGCAAACTCGTCAAACCACTCTGGCGGTGATGCCCCCTTGATCGGCGTGAATGCGGGTTCGTCTTTATTTAGAGCACGTTTACCCGGATTGCCCGCCAATTCCTTCCGGGCGGTTGGCTTGGCTCGGCGTCCGGATCGGCCCGGCGCTCCAGCCATAGTCCCTCCAGTTTTAATTTCATTTTACGCGGGTAAAAAAATCTAACGAGGCTGGCGGTACGGAGGGACAAGGGCTGTAGAGATTTGATCCCCCCCTCCCTGCTAGTGATATTGATTCTCATTATCGTCATGGCGCACCATTTTGGTGCTCATGGTGATGTTATTGATAACCATTATCATCTATTCCGCTCGGTCGCCGTCTTCTTCCGATGATGTGGCCAGCACAACAATTCAAGGTTGGATGGGTCATCAGTACCGCCATGCGCCTTAGGTATGATGTGGTCAACTGTGGTACCCGACACCACCAGACCTTCACGCAGGCACTGTTGGCACAGCCCTTTGTCTCTGACCTTTATCAGTGGCTTCAACTTATCCCAGTTAGCACCATAACCGCGCTCATGCCTGGTTTTACCCTGCTGATGGTTCTCCCATCCTGTATTCTGATGTTCGGTGCAATAACCAGAACTATGAATAGTGGTATTGCGGCACCCATGCTTACGGCAGGCGCGGGGGATCCGAGGTGGCATAGTGTTTGCCTCACGCGGTTGAACACATATCCGTTGTATCACTTAAATAAAAAACCCGCCGAAGCGGGTAATAAAACAAATCAACATATTGATTTTATTATTAATAATATACTATCAACTTTTTTTCCAATTATTTCTGAGCCAAGTAAACATACTTTTGTTCTCCTTCTTTGGCCCGTACCCTGACCAAGTGTCTCCATCCTCTGAAAGCTCTATTACAATAGTATTGATGCCCGGGTAAATCTCACCAATTTTATCTCTAATATCACTAGCACTTAGTTTCCCTTTTCTGTCTGAAATCATCCAAAAATTTTCGATCCAATGCCACCAACCTAAGCCATTTTCACGAATGAATTCAATGAAAGCGTCATTGCCTTCCGGAGTAGATGAATCAATTGCAACAGCAAATCTCTTTTTCATTTATCCTCCCCAGACTTACTTGAGTCAGCATGACTATTCGCCAAAACTTTAGTAGTGCTTTCTGGGGTAATGACCTTCTCAATCACTCCTGTATCACTATCACCAATGACCTGCCTCTGAATTGCCATCTTTTGGATGACATGTTTTTCACTTCTTAGCAAATCTGGATCACTAGTCAAACAGTGCCAATACACAAAACCATAGAAAACGAGAATAAACGTTATGAAAATAACAAAGGTGATAACTAACCATACAGGTGCATTTTTATACACCAAAAATATTAATGCTAAAACAATGATACCAACCAACCAAAGAATGGTATGGACAACAGTTGACTTTTCACCACTTAAATTAGCCTGCCCCATTAGAGCGGTAATAGCCTTTGGTGATAACATTATTGTTCCCACTATGTATTTAATTATGTAATTTTATAATTTAACACAAATTTTGTAATTTACTTATTAGCAGATGTGACACTATACCAAGTTAAAATATCATCCAACCGACCCTTACAGATCCGCAGCTCACGTTTCAAAGCCAGCGCATACAACCCACTATCGCCCCACGTAGTACCAACGAACTCCGGTACTTCGCATTCAGTTAATGCTGATTCAGGGGGCCACAACTGGATTAATTCGGCTGATCTGGGTGTTGGGTTATTCTTGCAGGATGCTAATGTTGCCATCAGGCATCCGGCTATCAATGCACGAATCCCCGACGCCCGCAGCCTTGAACCGCCTGAGTCGTTCGTCACTTTCATTGCGTAGTTTCCTTTCATTCTCAAGCTGGCGGGTCGTGGCTGCTCGGTTGGCTGTATCATTCGCTTGATATGCATCAATGATGTTACCTAGCACGGTGTTGGTAGCTTGCTCTGTCACTAGCTCTGCTTCCGTTCTATCCACTTTGTTTGCAAGGTGATTACGGTTAAGAAGCAAAAATAGGAACGTAGTACCAATCAATGCCACCAATGCAGTTCGCCCACTACTCATTAGCCATGTCATGCGGGTAACTCGATGTGAGGTGCGTCAAGAAACTTAGCGGGTTTGTCATTCGGGTTGTCAGTCCATGTGATACCGAAACGCAGCTTAACGCCCAACTCTTTACCGGCTTGCTGCATAGCATTAAGAATCGGTAGCCAGCACTTATAGTTATTCCAGTCAGCGCCTACCGGTAGCAGGTCTACCGCATTGCCAGAGATATGACGGCTGTTCATGGTTTGGCTTTTACCTGTGGCCACCAGCTCTTTTTGCCGTTCCACCGTGCGAAGACCTTCAATCACACTGAAATCGACAGTTGATAGTTCCAGTGCGCGGCGTACCACTTTCACCAGCGCGGGGTTAACGCCTTTGAGGTTACCCTCACTGCGCTGGCTGAATCTGAAATTACTTGTCATTTTCCCTTCCTTCTTCTTCGATGTTTTTACCGGTCACTTTCCATTTCAAAAAGCTTGAAAGGTAATCAGTACCCATGTAACCGATAATTACACTCGCTATATAGGCAAGGTCGGTTGTCAGACTAAAGAAGCTAAGTAAATCCTTTACTGAAAATGCAATCGCAGCGCACATGAGTGCATCAAGAAAACAGCGACGAAATGGCCTTTCGTTATATCGACCGCGCAACCAGGCAATTAACCCGGCAATAGTTCCGTAGCCAAATTCAGCACGATGAGCCATAAGCCAGCCAACAAGCTGCGCCAGTAGGTCAGGGTTCTTATCCATTCTCATAGTCTCCCCCTGCCAGATGGCCTGGGCGTTTTGTAATTAGGGGATTTAACCCACCAGCGCAGCCACTCATCTGCTAATAGTGTGTGTGGAGTTGATTGAGTGACTGGTGGGCTAAAGCGAAAAAAACCCAGACGCTGGGTCTAGGCTTTATTTAAATGATTAGATTAAATACTCACTATTAACTCTTATAGGATTCCTGAATTTTTCCCCATTCTTTGCTAAGCATTACTTTTGACTCAATCAGTAATTTTTTATGTGCATCGTCAAAAACAACAAAATCACCTTTGTATTCTCTAATAATGTCATACAGAACCGTTATTTTAGCTTGCAAGGGTTCATAATCATCGCTATCCAAGTATAAATATAATAAAGAGTAATTTTTAGAGAATTTTAAAAGCAAATCATTTCTTAACTCAAGATATATTCGTGCATTTTTCAGTAAATACTCTGCTTCTGGATCATTACTTTCTACTTTATTCTTTATGTCTTCCATATCAATTTGTTGATATAAATTACTCAGTGTTAATGCCGTAGCTAGGTATTCTGCACAGAATCCTCTAACACTAATAAGCCACTCATGACGAAGCTTACCTTTCGTCTCAGTTTTAGCATGCATTTCTGCAGTTTGGATTTGAGCATTTGTAGTTGTTTTTGTATTAAAATACGAAAAAATCAAAGTCGCTATTGCAACCAATACCGCTCCCGAATCAGTGAGCCAATCAAGAACCCCTTTATCCGAATTCATATTTATTGTCAGTTCAGCGCCTTTTTTCCCAATCAGTGCCAGTAACTCAATAATATCCATAGGAAACCTCTTAAGTTTTCAATAGATATAATTGAAAAAACCCGCCGAAGCGAGGTTTATTTGACTGGATAAGCGCTACTGCACAACCAACTCTTATCACACTAGAACACTTTATGCGTAGCGCACTAACCCTTTTTTATCATTTTCATGAATATTTTGAACTTGGGTATAAGGATCCATCTCAAGAGCGGCCCCAGTCATTGCTAAACAACCATCAACAAAACCCTCTGCTACCTGCATCTGCTGGCGAACTCGGCCCTCAGATACTTTGTATCGCTTCGCTATCTGGCGCTTTGAGACACCAAATATGTAATGCAAGCAGATAAGCGAATATTCATACGTTAAGCGCCGGGCCTTTAACTGACCGACTACCGAATCAATGATTAGGCCATCATCATCACAGCAGGATTCTTGACGGTTTGAAGTGGCAGGTAGTAACCCTTTAAAACCAGCCGCTATAGGTGAGTAATCAACACCAGAACTATCACGCGCCCAAACACCCCAGCGCGCCAAAACTAAAGAAATATCTCTCATGATGAAGCTCCGCGTGATTTTGCTGTGACTATGGCACCAATGCCATATGCCCGGTTTAATGTGCGAATGACGTGATAAAGCTGACTGCCGTGTTTTTCCTCCCACGCAGCAACATCTTTATGTAATCGGTCATGACACTCTCGAGTTAATGAAATAGTAAATATGTCGTGAGGCTTAGTTCCTGCTCCGCCCAATCCGTGATTAATGATGTGGTGCGGATCATCTGCTGGACGCTCACACCCACAACAACATATTTGTGATTTAACCCACCGTGTATATTTCTCACACTCCCAGCGCTCCATCTTTGGAAGCAGCATAAATCCGGCTAGTGGTGCTGGATCAATTTCAATGGAAAGCACTTTCTTAACCCGCTCAACTTTCGATTCAATGATTTGTGTCGGACTAGATGCCCAAGTGATATCACTCTCTTTAGTCGGGCCGGACTTAACCACCTCTGGCAACATCCGAAGACTGGCCCGAGCAATTGAATCCGGTAACAGGTCATAAACTTCATTCATCACAGCCCAGTAGCACAATTCCGGCATAGTGAGCTGGTGGCCTTCCGGAAGCCGGAAATAGCCGCATATTGTCGATAGCAGCCAGGTGATCAGATTGCTGGTGGCCAGTTGGCTTAAACGGGGATGAGTTTGCTCTCTCAGCTTATTATCGTGATGCCAGCACAAACGAATGGCGCACTGGCCATAACGTAATGTTGTGAGATGTTGAACGTGGGAATTATCCGGATCATGCCATTGGCAGCCTTTCAGCCGTTCAACCCAAGACTCCAGTACTCGAGGCCCACCAGCAGCATTAAGCACCCTTTCGTGCTCAAAGAATGACAACAGGCGCGGATCATTAGCTAAAAGATGCTCAGTAACCGGCAGCAACCCTGCAGGGAGTGATTTGAATTCTTCCGGTTCGGTGGCCACCAGCAAGCGCCCGGATAAATATGGCAATAGTTCAGCACCTGGCTTCAGGATAACAACGCCAAGTTCGCGCTGGATGAATGTAGATAACAGCGCCCTCATGCTGCATCGCCTTTTTTAGCAAGGTATTCAGTCCACAGCCCACCTATCCACTTAACGCCTTTGGGGGTGAATCTTGCCTGCGTGAATGCGTGATTATTAACGGTGTTGGTACCGGTCTTAACTTCAAAGCGATCTAGGTCAATATGCTGCTGATATGGTGTTAGCCCACCAGACAAACGGTACATGATGTGATTCTCGATCAGGAATAGCCGGAAGTCGGTTTCCTTGGCCTTGAGAAGCTTGCACACATTACGGAATACCATCGAACCGGTTGCCTGAACGTAGCGATCAACAAATTCAGCCTTGGGTGCAGCAATTGAAAGTTGATTTTCAAGCTGTTGCTTTTCTTCTGCCAGATCAGCAGCAAGGCGCAATGCTTCGGGTAGTGACTGAGGAACCTGCGGTTTATGCTCTAACTCCTGCCAGCGATCGACAACTACAGCAGTAAACTCAGGGGAAAGCCTCACAACGACTACCAACGAATCACGCTTATTCAAATGATATTCGTAATAGGTTTGACGGTTTTGCTCGTTTATATAGGGGGTGTCAGCCAATGGCTGAGACAATAGATTAGCTTCTGAAAGGCGCTCAATTGAACGACGAACATCAGAATGATTGCTACCAGTCAGTACCGCGATCTCACGGCTGCTCATAGTCACAACAGATTTAGATACGGGGATGCCTACGACAGTTGTCATACGTTTTTACTCCACACATTAGCTTTCTCAAGCCTCTCCAATCTAATTTCCGCATAATTAGAGAGGCGATTAACTGCACAACCACTGTACATTAATACAATATCAAAGGTGAACATTTATATTCACCTCGCTGATCTGTATCTCAATCTTTCCTCCCTTGGTGATTGGCCCCCATTCAAGCGCCATCTTTTTCACCTGATTATCATCAACCCAAACACCCGCATGAGTAAGGGCATCCAAGGGTGCTTTCAGATAGTTGTCCATATCCCTTATGCGTCGATCTGGGGGGTAGAAATTAATGGTTACTGCAACATGACCAGTAATCGCTTTTGGTACCCGCCGTAATTGCTCAAGAATGCAGGCTAAAGCCTCAGTTCGGAACTGACGACCCTTAGCGCTGATAAGATGCTGACCAGCTAGCGGCCCCTTGTTTGGGGCGCGCCAGTAGCCATTAACTGACGGTGGGAATGGCAGGGTGAGTTTCAAACCATCACCCCGGTTTCCGGTACCGGAAATATTTCAGCAATATTTTGCGGTTGGTTTTGTCGTGCGGTCTGAATGTTGCCGGGGATTAATTCCAGACTATTAATGCACTCGTTACCCCAACTATCCCAGCCATCAGCCTGTGTTCTGGCAAACAGCTCAATGCGCGGAACATCGCCCAGCAACTGAACCAGCAAATCACGGAAAATATCAGGCTTCGCACTGTGCTCGCCGCGTGGCGCGGTCTGGTGCTGACAAATGGCGGCATTTAGCCGTTCAGGTAACCGACCTTTTACTGCAAATAACATGTCTTCACTGTTGGCGCGGGTCATATGGCCCATACCGATCGCGCTATTGCCCTTGTTCTTATTGGTTTTGTGCCAGGTGAAGCCCTTCATGGTCATCAACCGAAAGCCCCAAGCCTCAACAACCTTTAATGCCTCAAGTGGTTGAGTTGGTACCCACCACATAGCCAATAAGCAACTATCACCCGCCAGCTCCCACACAGGCGAACGGCAAATGTCGGCAAGGTTCATGGTCTGATATTTGAAATCAACGCCACGGTTGCCACTCTGGGCTTTATCCCGATATGACCACGGAGGATCAGCGTAAATAATTTGGTAGGTCATGATGCAAGCCTCCGGAGTTCACTCTCACTGACCAGATCAAGTGCCTTGGCCCAGATTCCGTTCCATTCAATTCGTGCTGAGGTTTCATTCATGCGACCAAGACCGCCAGCCAATGAGAGGGCGGCTTTTTCCACGCTGTTTTGAGACTTACCATGACGTAAAATCAGTCGGTCGAATGCCTCTTGTCTTGCAACAGTGTCCATTTTGGGCACTTTCGGTAGGTCGTCAGCTCGAACTTCTTTCACTGCTAGGTAGCATTTTTCAGTGATCAAATAATCAAAGTTCTTACGACGCCACGTCTTACCCGAAGATGTATCGGGGCGGTCTTCCAGCATCCAGCGGCATTTTTTGGAGATATAACGTAGATAAGCCACCCACTTCATCAGATTTAAGTCGTATTTCTTCCACAGGGCGCGCATTTTGGTTTGGCGATCTTTTGTCATTTCAAGCACTTTAGGCATTTCAGGTAAAATTTCGTGGTAGTGCGCTAATGCTGTTTCATAGCAAATTCTTAAAGAATCAACTTGCTGTGGGTCGGTTGCCATAGGCGACTGACCAATAGTCTTTGTATTTGACGGATCTTGGTTTGAAGTTAATGACGGATCGGGGTCAACCATTGGGGGGTTGTTTGACTGGCTTTTATCAACCGTTAACCCCTCAGTATTTGACGGGTCAACCATTGACCCCTTAACCATTGGCCCCTCAATATTTGGGGGGATTGTTTTTGAAGGTTGCTTCTTCTCTTTGCGGTAGTGTTGCTTGGCCGCGCTAGCCGCTAACTCCAATTTGTCTACATTGAGAATATAAAGGTTACTTAAATTGCGACCGCCAACCTTGCGCTCTTGCTTAACCAACCAACCTTCACGCTCAAGCTCATCAATCGCAGACGATACGGTAGTTTTACTTTTAGCCCCGATCTGCTGCTGGATGGTTTCTACCGCTGGCCACGATACGCCCTCGTCATTACTGTAATCAGCCAGACGAGCCATAACAGCAACACGAGACAGGATTAGCCCCGCAAAGGCGCACCCCTCCCAGACTAGGCCGTGTAATTTGCTGCTCATACAACCGCCTTATATTCTTTTCTAAACCGCCGGATGGGTGCTGAACAGTCATGCTCATAACCATCACGCCGAAAAATAACCTGCCCCGTGGCGCTGTCGTAGCCAATAACGTGAACACGAATACCGTGCTTATCGTTGTAGTACCGATCAAGAAATTGGATAGAGTTACCGGGATTAGTCATACGCGGCCCCACTTACGGCAAACAGTACCCACAATTCCTCGCGTCCTGCTGTGGTTGCACGGTACCCACCGGCCCTTTATCATTCGTTCATACCGGAACGGACTGACCCCAACGCAACGCAGTTGCGGAATAGAACGTTTAGCCGCTACAATGTTCATGCGTTAATTACTCCACACGTTTAGTTAATGCACCCGACGCCCCGGAACCGCATTCTGGGGCGTCACCCCAAAGCAACTCTGATACCGCAATAATTTCTGCAATAATCGACTGTGCTCTGTAACCTTTCGCTTTTAACCTCTTGCTCTCATCACGATCCAAAACGCCATCAGCAGTAAACTCGTTATGCGCTCGACCAAACTCACCCAAGGCCACCAGCAAATCGTTAAATTTAATCAGTAACTCTTCGTTCCCTATGTCATTCACTTCAGGCAACTTCACGAACACGCCACCAGCTCGCTTGCACATAGCTTCGGTAATGTCAGAACGGCCAGAGATTGACTCCATCTCTACCGCCATCCCGAATGGCACTACCTGCCCTGCAAGCTGACGAACTCGGTTACGCAATGCATTTTCGGTACCGGATAGCGGGCATAACTGTTTTGCCATAGCGTCATACTTGCCCGCAGTCTGCGTAATCAGTTGGTGTATGGCGTCGCTAATATCCGGCTGAGTTGGAAAGTCTTTGTTATCCACAATGTTTCTCTCTCTTTGGTGGTGATGCCGCTCAAATAAATTGGTTAAGCTGCATCTGTCTGCGGCATACCATCACGAGGATTTGGATAGATATCTGGGCGTAAGTCATGAGGTGTAACTATCCACTTCCCCATTGCGCATAGTTGGATTACCCGATCTGCTGGCACTTGGTCATTGATAATCCAATTAGCAACAGACTGAACAGATTTGAACTCGAAAGCCCGAGAGACGCGGGACAATGAACCAACAGCTCTGATTGCCCGATCAGTAGTGTTTTTGCATTTACTGGACATTATGCCCTCCTATAGTTTTCACAAAAGGGATAATGCTACTTAAAGTAGCTAAAATCAACAACCAAAAATAGAAATGACTAATATTAGTAGCAGTTGTAATCTTCTACTCATGGTAGAAAATGAAACTAAATATGATGATTTCGCGGCGCGTCTGAACTTACTGATGAGCAAGCATGAAATCAGCGTCAGTAACCTGGCAAAGCTAAGTGGTGTCTCTTACGAGATGGCGCGACGCTATACCTTGGGTACAGCAAAGCCACGAGATGAGAAGATGCTGAAGATAGCAGATCACTTAAACGTTTCTCCCGCGTTCCTAGATTATGGAACTATTACCGGGAGGGATGAGGAAGCTGATTCGAAAGTTGTAAAATTAAGACAACTTGAGGTTTTCGCCTCGGCTGGTCATGGCTATATCAACAACGAATTTCCTGCAGTCATAAGCTCCATTGAAATACCTGAAGATAAGATATATGAGCTATTTGGGCGTAAGTCATTGGATGGTATACATTTAATGAATGTTGATGGTGATAGTATGATGCCAACACTCCACCCGCGTGACTTACTGTTTATTGATACAAAAATAGATCATTTCAATGGTGACGGTGTTTATGTATTCAATTTCGAGGACTCAACATTCGTCAAGCGACTGCAAAAAGTAAAAGGTAGGCGATTATCAGTTCTTTCTGATAACGATAAATACCCACCATTTTTCATTGAAGCCAATGAAATGAATGAACTTTATTTTTTCGGTAAACTTATAAAACACTTACCTCTCAAATTTAACGATTTCTCTTAGAGCTACGTCCATTCAAATAAACACCGGCTTATGCCGGTTTTTTTATGCCTAAAAATCAGATAGTAAGCATATTTTTATTGCTAACCTTCAATATTTCTACTTTTTGTAGTTGATTTTAACTACTTTAAGTAGCATTATTTATTCCATCAACAGCGAACACACAACAGGATGGCGTGATGGACACTAGCGGAGTGAATAAAAAAGGTAATGCAGTGGTCTTCTGCCATTTCTGCGAAAGACCTAGCGATGAAGTGGCGATGGTGATTGCAAGTAAGTTTTCAGCAATATGCTCAGATTGCGTTTCTACTTGTGTACAAACTATTGCTGATAAAGCGAATCAGAGCGCCAAATCAAAGCATGAGGGTGCGGGAATAACAATTGAAGCGGAACGCGACGTCTCTCGAACGGTACCTGCACATTGCGGCAGCAGTTTCGCTCTAACCGTCAACGGTGCTGTCCTGATCGGCTTTAACACTCATAACGCAGTTGCAGCAGACTATCTGAACTTCATCGATGGCGCGATAAAGGCAATGCTTAATGATTCTGATGGGCTTGAAAAAGAAGCCAATATGTCAGGAAGAACCATTAAACATGCCAACTTTGGAACCTTTGGCTCCTTACCTATCGCAGATCCCAAAGGTCTTTAATAAACAAATTAACGCGGATTTGATCAGAATTTCTGGATTCTTTTAAAAAGCGATTAACAGTTTCCTCTGAAATTTGAGTGTTCCATTTTTTGTAAATGTGTCCAGGGAAATATTCACTAAAAATTGATTCTACAGCAGCTTCACCAGTGGGAATGTCCGAAATCATACTGCATTGATGTAAGCATTTAGCAATGAGAGTCGATTTAAGCATATGAAACCTTTTTGGTTGTGTGAGAACTCCCAAGATACCACCGCCGCCTGAGGTGGAGAAGTAACCAGGCACACAATCGCATGAGTATTACACCGGATATATGGACAGCAGCTGTGTTACCACCGCTGGCGGCAAGGTAGTTAGGTCGCAGAGCCTGCGTAACGGCCCACGCGTCGTAAGGTGGTCAAATGTAGTGCTCAGCCGATTGTGGTTTGCCAAAGAGCTAGCCTGTGCAATTGCAGCAGCCGGAGATAAGCGCCGGAAACCACAACCTTGTTCCATTGCTGTTGTGTCTTTAGCGGCTGCGCCAGCCAACACCAGATTATGGCCAGCCGCCCTTTTCACACAGAGAGAAGCACACCGGTCGGGTTATCCCTTTTAACCTGTACAGTATAAAGACCCCGGCTCGGTGTTCTTCTCTGTGTGGAGTAACTCAATAACAATTATCGGTGCGGTGATAGTTGCTTATAAACCTATGTGGAGTAATTAACGTGGCCCTATTCAATTTAAAAAATTTACTTATATATCGTTTGAATCGTGAGGTGATATTTAATACTGAAGAACTGGAAAAACAGCTATCTGTATTTAAATATATGCCGTGCGGTAGCCAAGACTTGGCTAAATCTGGTTGGGTATCACCATTAGGTAAGCATTCAGATTCTTTAACTCACTCTGTTAATGGTCAGATTCTTGTTACTGTATTAAATGAATCAAAGATTCTCCCCCCTGAAGTGGTCAGAAAAGAACTTCAAGAGAGACTGGATAAGTTAGAGGGTGAGCAGCATCGCAAATTTAAAAAGACTGAAAAAGACAGCCTGAAAGATGAAGTATTACATACTCTGATACCACGGGCATTTAGCAAATTTAATAAAACTCAGATTTGGATAGATACAAAGACAAATTTAATTATCGTTGATGCCTCAAGTGCTAAAAAAGCGGAAGATGCACTGTCATTGATGCGTAAAAGCCTTGGTTCCTTACCTGTGACTCCTTTTTACATGGATACACCAATCGAGCTAACCATAACTGAATGGGTACGTTCCGGTAATCTTCCTGCCGGTTTCACTCTACAAGATGAAGCTGAGTTAACAGCTATTCTGGAAGATGGCGGTATTATTCGTTGTAAGAAACAAGATTTAATTGGTGATGAAATTGCTACAAATATTGAAGCTGGTAAATTAGTAACTAAATTATCATTGGATTGGCAGGAGAGAATCACGTTTATTTTATCAGAGGATAACTCGATTAAACGTATTAAATTCTCAGATATATTGCTTGAACAAAATGATGATATTGATAGAGAGGATTTAGCTCAACGATTCGACGCTGAGTTTTTACTATTAACTGGTGAACTATCCGCGTTAATTAAAGACCTAACTATTGCCCTTGGCGGTGAATCTAAAAATTAAATAGCACAGTTAATTACAAGCCTCAATTAATGGGGTTCGGATAAATGTCACCTAAATTCAGGCTGAGGGTTATTTCATGAATCCAATTCAATTCATCAGCAAGAACATTACACAGCAGCTAATGGATGAGGGTTATTCCTTACCTGTGGCTCAGGGGGGGGCAAATGAAGCGGTTGACCTATATCGCCGAGCCTCCCAGCCAACTACTCGCAGTCGCGGCATTTATGACGATTGCCTAAAAGTGGCAATTAATTACGCAAAAATGAGCGGTGAAAAGGCTAAACCAATAAAAATCGCTAAAAAGAAAAAAACATAACCAGATTAACGGCACTTACAAGTGCTCAAACCGTGTGGAGTATATTTATGTCTTATATTACGACTTATTCAGGACTGGACTTTGATTATTTAAAACCACTGGCCAGCAGTATTTGTATTGAAGATATCGCGCAGGCGTTATCACATGAATGCCGCTTTGCTGGTCACCTACCTAATTTTTATAGTGTGGCCCAGCATAGCCTTTTAATGAGCTTCATTGTCGAAGAGCAAAATGCACTTGAAGCATTGCTGCACGATGCATCCGAAGCCTATTGCAAAGATATTCCCTCCCCTCTTAAGCGCTTGCTTCCAGATTACCAGGCAATTGAACGGCGGGTTGATTTGGCTGTTCGTGAGAAATTTGGCTTGCCCGGTGAAATGGGTTTCGTCGTGCATTATGCGGATCTTGTCATGCTGGCCACTGAGCGCCGTGATCTGGATATCGATGATGGACGTGCATGGCCAATGCTCGAAGGTGTGCCGCCATCAGAGATTTCTATTACCCCGTTAACGCCATTGCAGGCCAGAGCGAAGTTTTTGCAGCGCTTTTATGAGCTAACAGGAGTGACAGCATGATGTACGGCCTATTCTTGCTCGTCTGCTACACCTTCCAGCCGTGCCAGTACGAGCCGCAAGGCTACGTATACCCGGATGATAAAAACTGTATGGCAGACATCCAGCAACAAGAACTACCGCCTGATTATGAATGCCTGCCAGTTGATGGCGTTCTCTATGCGAGGAAACAATGATGAACGTAATTGAAATGCATGGGCTTATTACTGGTAAATGCGTTGCCGGTGAAATGTTCGTTAACGAGAGTGTGGCCGAATATCTAGTGCGCAAAATCGCCAGCATTGAAGAACAGCGCAATGCAGCACTCAATACATGTTCGCTGATTGCCGAGGCTTTGGGCATCACTGGTGCCGTAGCGGGTGACACTATTGCAAGGGTGCAGCAGCTGGTTGCTGAGGGTGCGATTCTGAAGCATGCAATCGAATTTGCCACTGCACCTGATATGTGGGAAGAACATGGCGACCTACTGGAATACAAATATGTGGATTGGTACGTCGATGTGCTGGATAAAGCACTGAATGAAACCCCAGCCACTACTCAGGCGATTAACGAGATAAAGGCGCAGGGTGTAATGGAGTTTGCCACTAGCCGAGCCGCATTCTTAAGCGGATATGAACATGCTGAAAAGTTCGCCGCCAGTCTGCGGGGAGGTGAGTGATATGGCTGGCATAACTAAAAAACAACGCGCAGAGCTACGGGAAATGTTCGGCGGCAAGTGCGCTTATTGCGGTAATGATTTACCAGAGCGAGGTTGGCATGCCGACCATATTGAGCCGGTAATTCGAAAACTTGAAAGTGTTCGCCTGCCACCCGGCTCCGGGTTTACTCACAAACTGGTTACTACGGGTGAAATGCATCGACCTGAGCTGGATTCAATCCAGAATCTTTATCCGTCTTGCGCACCTTGTAACATTTTCAAATCATCAATGTCGTTAGAAGGTTTTCGCTCTGAAATTTCTGAGCAAATGACTCGACTCAAAGGAAAATCAGTTAATTATCGCACGGCATTTAGATTTGGGCAGGTTATTGAAACGCCTGCACCTATCGTTTTTTGGTTCGAGAAGTATCATCAGGAGGCATGATGGATAAGCATATAGAAGAATTGATTAATAACGCAATGCTTAGTTCTTTAGAGGGTTATGCATTCTTGGTGGCTGATTCAATTGAGTTTGAATTGGGCCGCAAATTGACAACAACGGAACATCGGCAGGTGTTTGTCGCAGTTGAGCATGTGGCTTCTGGAAATTCCGCACTGCTAGCCAAGCTGGAAGCGGCTGAATTCGAGATAAAGGAGCTTAACCGTAGGCTCGAAACCCCTGTTTCACTGCCAAAAGCGGCATATTTCCATAACTCGGCGGAGAACCTCCCTTTTTTCCGAGCTTTCTCTGTGATTGAAGCAATTCACGCGGTTGGTTTTAAAACGGTGACTTATGAAGATTGATATCGCGGCACTTCAAAATGCAGTTACAAAATATACAAAGGCGTTTGAAAACCACCAAGCCTCCCCGCTCAGTGCTGAAGCGCTATGGGCATGGGATGCAGCTGACGCAGAGCTTTCATCTGTGATTAACAATGATGAAACAAATATTATCGTCGCTTTGTTAGCCAAGCTGGAAACGGCAGAGAAAGAGATAAGCGACTGGCGTTCTATTGCTGAAGCTGCGTCTCAAGATGATGCAAATTGGCACGATATGGTTGATTCAAAGAACGAAGTAATCAGCCAGCTTGCGAGTGGAATAATTCAGTTGAAAGAACGCGCAGAATCGGCAGATAAAGCGCGGGATGTGTACTCCAATTTAGCTTCTGATGTCGGAGATATCATCACCATTTTGCAAAATAATGAATGGGCTGAACATGTAGGAAAAACTAATGTTGGTGGGCTACTTGAGCACCAAATTACACGACTGATGAACTCAATAGCAGACATCAATACTGAATTATCGGTAGCAGAGGCGCGGCTACTTGTGCCGGTTAAGTTGCCTGAACGATATTCCGTTGACTGCGGAGTGTGTGAAGACCCAAACGGGGATTGGTTGAGCTTCAATGAAGTTGTCGACGCATTGCAATTAGCGGGCTATCCGGTTGAAGGGGGTGAGTGATGAGCAACTCACCTAAATACCTGCATGCACCAGAAATCACTGAAGAAGCTATCGCTGAAGCGTTCGAGGGTACCAATTTCGGGCGCACAGACTTTCGTCACTTCCTCGGACATAGTGTGCTGAAACGTGCTTGTGACTGGCACTGCGGCTACACCATCACAGTCATTATGGTGAATCTTAAGTTAATAACCCCAAAAACTCTGAAGGTGACAAAGCTCGGAAAAATGTTCATTACCGATTGTTACTACGACGCGGGTAAGCAGGTCGTGGGGGATGCAGATGCTGAATAGGCACCCAGAAGTATCGCAAAAAATAACTATTTCATTCAATGACCGTACTAAATCGCAATGCTTCAAATGCAAATTCGCATGGTCAGATGGTTATAACACTGTTGTTTATGATGAAGAGGGAAACCCGCTACTTATTGGTAATCGCTCTTACAGAATAATTCGTGAGTGCTGGGCGGTTGAGCCAGTCAAGGAGGGTGCTGATGAACAAGCTAACTGAGCAGGAATATGTTCGTAAGCCAGATGGAGGGCTTGCAGAACAAATCGAGGTATTAGAGGCGTTTGCGGCGGGTGACGCCGACAATACCGAGTTACTCATGCTTCTCATTGAATTGCGCTCCCTCCGAGCAGAGCTGGCAGCAATAAAATCACAAGAAATTGTTGGTTATTATTACGAAATGAAAAAGCAAAACGGGGATTGGGTTTCGCGAGTAACGGACGTTATCCCTACCTCTCATGATACTGAGGTTTCCAATATTCAAGCGTTAACATTCGCGACATGGAAAATGGGGCAAGCACATTTATCCCGGCATATTTTCGCGGTGCTGGTAAATGAATTGCGTGACGTTCCTGCCATTGGCTGTAAGCGGGCATTGATTATTGGTGTGTTAAACCGTTATGGCATTACTGCGGAGCCGGTGTGATCCACCAGCCACAAAATGATTTTAGTCACGGCCTGCATGCGGCGGGCCTTTAAATAAACAGTGTGGAGAATGGCCATGGCGAGAACGCAAACATTAACAACGTGGGCAATGGAGGAATTTGAGGAGCCGGTTCCTAGTTATCCTACGTTAATTAAATATGCCAAAAGTGGCATGATATCCCCTCCACCTATGAAGGCGGGTAAATGCTGGCGGGTCGATAAAACGGCAAGATTTATCGGGGTAACAGTCAAACCAGTGATTAAAAAAACCGATGATCCACGCCTAAAAAGGATAATGGAAGATGGGCAGGCCACGTAAGTACAACGTCGATGTACCAGGTCTATCATGCTATACGGACGCCAGAACCAAAAAGGTCTACTGGCGCTATAAACATCCCGTGTCAGGTAAATTCCACGGATTAGGCGACAACGAAGCTGAGGCAAAAAATATAGCAGTAGAAGCGAATGCACGACTCGCTCAACAGCAAATGGGGCAACTAATTACAGCCAGGGACAAAATCAGCAGAGATATGGGAAAAGGTATTTCTGTTAGCTCTTGGCTAGATATTTATTGGAAAATTCAAGAAGAACGCCTACAGGACGGGGAGTTAAAAGCCTCGTCAGTGAACCAGAAAAAGGCACCAATTAAGGTGATGCGGGCGGTGATTGGCAATAAAATGATTTCTGAGGTTTCGGTCAGAGACATCGCCGACATTCTATCGCCCTATAAAGAGCGTGGGCAGCTTGTCATGGCGCAGGTTGTCCGTAGGGTTATCATTGATGTTTTTAAAGAAGCACAGCACGCTGGCGAGGTTTCTCCGGGCTATAATCCGGCAACCGCGACTAAGCAGCCAAAATCTAAAGTTAAGCGGCAAAGACTTAGCTTGGATGAGTGGAAAATAATATTTAGCACTGCTGAAGGTATGCAGACTTATTTACAACGAGCAATGCTCTTAGCTGTTCTTACGGGACAACGTCTTGGTGACATTGTCGCTATGAAATTTTCAGATGTTTGGGATGATCATCTTCATATAATTCAGGGCAAAACAGGGGCAAGACTAGCGATCCCATTATCACTTAGATGTAACGCCCTCAATGTGACACTGAAAGAAGTTATTTCACGGTGCCGGGATGGAATAGTCAGCCCTTACGTTCTACATCACCACCATACCGTAGCCAGTGCCAAAAGAGGCGGGCCAATAAAAAGTAAAACAGTAACCAGTACATTCAGCAGCGCAAGAGACGCAAGCGGCCTTACCTGGAAAGAAGGAACCCCACCAACATTTCACGAACAGCGATCACTTTCAGAGCGGCTATATCGCGATCAAGGGGTCGATACAAAATCTCTGCTTGGTCACAAAAATCAAATAATGACTGATAAATATAACGACGACAGAGGGAAGGAATGGATCACTATTGCAGTTTAG